AACCTGCCCGTACACATCGGCGCTGTATTGCCCATCAGTAGCCGTGCGCCGCCAGTCTACCGTAATCACCACGTCCGTTAGAGAGCCTTCGGCTGGTTTAACGGTTAGCGGGTTGAATATCCAATCGTATGTAATTGCCATGTTTAGTTCCTTGCTTCGAGAATGTCGATCTTTGCTTTGAGTTCTTGAATGCAGGACATAAGAACGCCAATCGCATCCACAGTACCTATGCCCTTATCACTTCCACCAAACCCAAAAGCCTTAAGAAAATCTTGAGCAGTTGGGCCAATGTGCTTGACCCCAGGCTCCGCAATATACTCCCAAGCTTTGATAGGTATCTTTGCTATGGATTCCAGGATTTCCGCAGCGTTAACATCAGAGAAATCTCGCTTCAAAGCCACGTCCGATGCGTTTGTCCAGACACCACCAGCGGTTAAACTCGCGCCAGTAGAGGAAGTGATCGAGCCGTTTGTGTGAAACGTCCAAACATTCGCATTGCCTGAATAAACAACCAAAGCAGCACCAGCAGTAAGACTGCCAATGGAGACAGCGGGTCCACTTGAGGCGTATAAAATTCCGGTAACAGTCCCATCTGTTACTGAAAACCCGTTGTTGGTGGAAGTTCTTACACGAAGTGTCGTTCCAACAGTTGTGTCGCCAATACTTACTTGACCGCTGGAGAACAGTCTCATTCTTTCGGTCAGGCTCGTGTCGCCAGTCCCAGCTCTTGTCGAAAAGGCTAGGTCAGCCGTGCCGTTGGCCGCTACCAAAGTCATGATCGACTTAATGGCCCACTGCGAAGTCACGCCATTTACCGTAATGCCTCCAAGCAGTACAGCGCCGCCAGCCCCGGCAGTGCCGTTCGAACTGCCAACAAAAAGCGATGCACTCTTACTCCCTGCATCAGTCAGTAGTGCTGTGTTTTGCCCAGTGCCGTAAACGGTGGTTTGCCAGTCCGGACTCGCCGTTCCAATACCGACGTTGCCGCCGTTCAGCAGCCGCATAATTTCCGAAGCGCCGTTGTTTCCCGCCTGGAAGATAATATCCGCGCCAGTCGTGCCAACGCCAGAGGTGGACCGCAGGGTAAGAGTAGAGGTGGTTCCTGTGCCGCCGATGACAAGCGGTACAGTTGCGCTCGTCGTAATCGTAGGAGTCGCAATCGTAGGCGATGTGCCAAACACAAGCGCCCCGCTACCCGTCTCGTCCGTTACGGCACTTGCAAGATTGGCGCTCGAAGGTGTAGCTAGAAACGTAGCGACATTAGTGCCAAGCCCAGACACACCGGAAGAGATCGGAAGACCTGTGCAATTAGTAAGAGTCCCTGAAGTTGGCGTACCCAGTAGCGGGGTAACCAACGTGGGGGAGGTAACAAGAACGACAGAACCCGTACCCGTTACAGCACTAACCTGCGTACCGTTGATCCGCAAGACATTCCCGGCACCAGCAGTGTCAAGCGTCTTGTTCGTAAACGTATCGGTCGTAGCCTTGCCTACAAGCGTGTCTGTTGCGGCGGGAAGAGTAAGGGTACCTGAGGCCGTAGCATTCGCTTGCAACGTCGTGTTGCCGCTGCTAGAGCCAACAAACACAACTCCTGTAGCCTCCAACAGAGCAGTCAGCTTTAGGCTGGTTAAGACCTCTTTAGCGGAAGCACCCGACCCTGCACCGTCCAAGTACACAATCGACGAGTACCCAGGTTTGATCGCAACGGTAGAGCCAGATCCCTGCGAGATGATGACGTTCTGCCCACCTGTCGTATTGTTCTGGACAAAGTAATGCTTCTTAACCGTGTTCGGCGTAATGCTAACCGTATTCGCAGCAGCAAGCGTACCCGTAAAGCTGATTACCTTGTTTCTTCCATCGGCAGCAGTACCGTCAGGAATGTTTAAGGTATGCGTTGTCCCCGTCAATGCAACAGCAACAAACCCATCAATCGCTGTATCGAACAAATCGAAGTTCGTGTTGGTAGTATTGCCCCAAGTACCAGACTGTTCACCTGTTGCAATCTTTTGGATCTTGTTATTAGAAGTATATGTAGAGGGCATATTAGTTCGTTACAGAGCTAATCACTGCAATTGCAGTATTGGAGTTTGCGGTAGGGAATTGGATTGTCAACGTACCGGAAGAGACGGTCTTGTTGGTTCCAAAGTCTAGGACAAAAATAGACTTGTTGGATTTGGAAGAGTTGTACACAAGAGCGCCCCGGCAAGTAAACGAAGCAGAAGTCCAGCTTATATCGGCAAAGTCGAGGATCGTATAGATCCCGTCAGGAGTAACGGTAGCGGTCAACGTCTTCCCTCCAGCGGTATATCCCGTGCCGGATACTTCGTTCGTGGCGCTGTAGGCAGTCGTAGTGTTGTCGATGGTCGCAGAGTCTGTATACAGTGCCATCTTGATGACATCCGTAGAGAAATCGTGTACGGCAAGGAGCAGTTGCTCCTTAAACGAGTTGGTTACATAACTGCCTGTGAATGCCATTAGCCGATATTCCTTTTGCTATCAGGGTTCCTGTAGTTGTCCATTCTCTGCTCGTCTTCACAGACGTTCTTCAATTCAATCAGCCCAAGCTGATACAGCTTCTCGTACTGCTGCTGCATCTGAGGCTCACCCTTAAGGAACGAGTACGCTTCAACAAGGCACCCGTACAGCAACACTTGAGGGAAGTAGTTGCTGACCCATGTAATGTTGTTGCTTGCGCCAACAATCGTATCCGGGGTCTTGTAGTAGTACAAAGTATAACCGTAAGACTGACCAGCAGATGGCGCTACAAGAATTGTCGTAGAGTTCTCGCCTGACGATTGAATAGCGTAATAAGCTGGCTCTCCTGAAGATCCAGCAGATCCAGCCGTCACCCCATATGCCTCCGTTAAATACGAAGGCTCTTTAAGAAGAAGACCTATCTGGGTTCCTCCGATACTGACAAACAGACTCAGCGGCATAACGAAGTCGCTAGGAGTCGTTATAGTCTGAGTTGTCACATTGCCAGTAACGGAGGCCCTGGAATCAGGAGACTTTACATCTCTATTGATACGCTGCTCTGCAAGCTGAATGATCCCATCCAGATTGGCGAGGAAGATGGTTTCGTCAGACTGGACGTAATCTTGGATCTGTTGCTTGAGTTCAGCGTAGGTCATGTTGGTTTACTAGCCTTAGTTCATCGGGCCAGTCGGACGAACTTTCTTCGAGATGCCGTAGCCTTTGCACATCCCGCCGCTGGCATACTTCGCAGCGCCACCCTTAGCAAACTTCGCTCCGGTGCTTTGCGGAGTGGGCTTGCCCATCGCCATCTTCTTGTGCTGCGGCATTTCACCTTCAGCCTTGCCCATCTTGCCAATCATCTTGCCACCCTTAGCGTACTTGGGGGTGAGCATACTGTCTTTAGTGTTCCCTTTCATGGAACCTCCTTTGAATTTGCGGATAGCGCCGCCTTCGCTTTTCTTCGGAGGTTCACCCCCGGAAGATTTCTTCATAGATCCACCATGCGCCGCCTTAGTTGGAACGACGGGAGCAATCGTTGGCTTTTCATCGAATTGAGGTTTCTTCTTCTTCATCATCTCAATCAGCCCAGGCAGGGCAGCGATGATAGGAGCAGCGATTCGACCAGCCTTACCACCAGTCCCAGCCATAGCGCCAAGAGCGATAAACTTGCCGTACTCATCCATAAACTTCTTCATGCCAGACTTGGTTTTAGGAATCTCTCCAGCCAGCTTGGAAAGATCGACAGATGGGGCCATCGGAACATTCGGCGCTGGAGCATTAGCCATTAAAGGTGGAGGCATCTCCAAAGCAGAAGTTGCTTTCCTATACTGATCCATTGCATTTGTCATACCACGAGGAATATATTTTTTAGGCTCCGAAACAGCTTTCTTGGAAGAAAGAGCAACAGGCTTATTAGATTGCGGGGCCAAAGTACGCTTTACTGGAGCAGTGGAGGTGGCTTGGGGCTGGGCTAAAATCACTTTCTCAGTCGGTTGGCTTACTGATCCAGTTTTAGCGGAAGTGGGAGTAACAGCGGCAGCAACATCAGAGCCGGAAGCGTCGGTTATTTCAAGAGGCCCACTTTGAGAAAAACTTTTATCGTAAGCGGAGGTTATAGCCGCACCAGGGGCAAAAAAGTCCATAAGCCATTGAGGAACTTTTTCAGGAGTAGACCCTTGACCAAGCGAAGCCCCCGCCTGCGCCCTTACAACCTTATTTTCTTTCTTAAACTTCTTCATATCAATCCTCAACTGATAGAAATTTTAACACTACCTAAATTGACATAGATCTTGTTAGGTAACACTGGATTCCAACCGAAGTACGCTCTGGTAGGAGGGTTCTGTTGAGACGCAGTCCTGGGGTTGTTAAGAGCAATCGCTTCGCCTCTAACGTACTTGCCGATCTGAAGCTGAGGATTGTCTATGTCAAAACACTCTTCGCAAACAAGAAGTCCATTCCATCTCTCGTTGTATATGTACTTCTTTAGAGCAGTGTACTTGATCTGCCTAGCGCAGATGTCGCACATTGCAATTGCGTGTTTACCGGAAGCAAACATTACCAGCCGTATCCTCCCGGCACCAGCATAACCGCAGACCGTTGACGGTCTTCGTCAGCCGCACGTTGGAACTCTTCCTCGTACAGCGCCTTCAATTCAGGCATACGAGCAAATGCTTCCGGCCTCTTAGAGGCAAGGTGATAAGCAAGACCAGAGATCATCGCAGGGACAAACCGAAACGGCACGTCCATGTTGTTGTTAGCATTGCTCCCAACATCCTGCTGACGGCGCAGCCTGTAGTAAACAAACTGACGAGAGATCGTATTGTCCGGCACCTGCCAGAACGTAATCTCAGGAGTCGTCGTATCCCTGGCAACGTAATACTGGATCGGAGTAC